ACTCTTTACGTGCCTCTTCTTTTCTGGTTTTGCCGCAACCCCGGACTTGCTCTTCCTTTGATTGCTCTTCAATACCACGAGGTTAAGATCAACATTGACTTCCGTCCTATTGGTGAGTGCTTGTGGGCTGTTAAGTCCATGACTGAGACCACTGGTTCCCAAAGCGTTGCTATGGCTTACCAACAATCCCTTGTTGCTGCTTCTCTTTACGTCGACTATATCTTCCTTGATACCGACGAGAGACGCAAGATGGCCCAAAACCCTCACGAGTACTTGATTGAGCAACTTCAATTCACTGGTGACGAGTCTGTTGGTTCTTCCTCCAACAAGATCAAGCTCAACTTCAACCACCCTTGCAAGGAGCTTGTCTGGGTTGTCCAACCTGACGGTAATGTTGATTACTGCTCCTCTTTGGAGGGTGGTGAGCTTCTTTACAAGACTCTTGGTGCCCAACCTTTCAACTACACCGATGCCATCGACGCTCTTCCCAATGCCGTCCATGCTTTCGGTGGTACTGATTCCACAGATGGTGCTGCTAAATTCATCAATGCTGAGGGTCTTTTCGAGTCTGCCACAGCTGGTGATGCCGGTAATGCCGCTACAGCCGACGCTGCTGGTGTTGTGACTGGTTCTTCGCTCTCTGATGCCGGTACATTCGTGCTCGCTGAGTCTGCCCTTGACATGCACTGCTGGGGTGAGAACCCCGTTGTTACCGCTAAGCTCCAACTTAACGGCCAAGATCGCTTCTCTGAGCGTGAGGGTTCTTACTTCGATGTTGTCCAACCTTTCCAACATCACACACGTGCCCCCGATTGCGGTGTCAATGTGTACTCCTTTGCCCTTCGCCCCGAGGAGCACCAACCTTCTGGCAGCTGCAACTTCTCCAGAATTGACAATGCCGTCCTTCAACTCGTGCTTTCCTCCAACACTGTGTCTGGTGTGAACACTGCTAAGGTCCGTGTCTATGCCGTGAACTACAACGTTCTCCGTGTCATGTCGGGCATGGCGGGCGTGGCTTACAGCAATTAAGCACTGCATTATGCAGTAAATATTATTTAAACGGGTTTTTCTCATAAAATCAAATAAAAATTATAAAAAAGGGTTCGCCCACAAAACCAAATAAAAATTATAAAAAAGGGTTCGCCCACAAAACCAAATAAAAATTATGTAATTTTAGAATTACATAATTGCAATAATCAATAAAATAGTTCAACGGTTTCTATCGTTTTATCAGGAATATTACTTATCCAATATTCCACCTGTTGAAATAATGCATTTATTCTATCTTCCCATTCTTCTTTTTTTTCATTAGCTATTTGTAACACTCCATATCCATTCAAATTCCAACACGACGTTATTTTATGACCGTCATTGTTAGTATATGCATCAGGATTAAACCGAATGAATATCACCGGTCTATGACATAAATCCTGTGATATTTCCATCACTCTTTTATTATGACAAGAACAATCATATGAATTATGTTTGTTCTCGTCAACTTCAACAATGATTACATGAGTTCCTAATTCCAACAACATATCTGGGCGACGTTGTGAACAGCCATCTTGAATTTTTTTATCAGTAATCCATCCAAAATCTGGAAATTTGTCCATAATTCGTTCAACAACATCATTTTCTTTCGTCTTGAAATTTCGGGATACCTGAATATCGGGACATTGATGAATGCAACATGGTAAACAATATCCATCGTATTTCTTAATTCCTCGCGTTTCGCACATAGGTGATTTACATAGTTCGGCTCCGTCACAGAGTTTACACCTAGACTTTTTTTTATTGTGTTCACATACTCCATTCCCACTGCATTGAATGCAGTTCTGTCGGTTCTTATTATGCTCGCAGATCGCTGCCCCGCCACATAGAATACATCGTCTTTTGCGTTTACCATGTTCACAAATTGAAGAACCTTTACACGGTACACAATTCGCCAACTCACATCCATGTTCACATATATCTTTCCCGCCACATTCTTTACACCGATATTTTCTTTTGTTATGTTTGCATATACCGCCGCCGCAACAGTCTACACAATAATATTTTCGTCTATAATGAATGCACATCGGTGGAGGTCCTCCCATTCTATATACTAACTAAACATTTTATATTTAAGTAATTATACGCATTTGTGTATTATTCCTAAATATTCTCAGTAGTTTCATTCTTATTCTTTCGTTTTTGATATGCTCGTTTGTTATACTCGGCTCGTTGTTCTGGTGTAACAACGGACGAAGCGTACTTTTTCTGTTTGATATCTTCTTTATTATTTTCATAATATTTTTTATTTCTCGTAGGATTTGTATATTTTTTGAGATGTTCTTTGGTAGATTGAAGTTCTTGTTTTGTAGATAGTAATTCAGCTTCTAATGCCTTAATTTTCTCTTCATAATCCATTGCGATACTATATATAACCGTATGTTTTTATTATGATTTCAAAAAACATTCTCAGTTCTCATACTATGTTCTAACGGCAATGTGAATTTAGTATCTTCCAAATAGAACAAAATATATGCAGCTAATGATAATGATATATTCTTAAAACTTATTATATACGTCTTTACCATATTATAATATAGAATAGAAAAAAATTATATACAAAGATATCTAAATACTATATTACATTGTAATGACAGATTTGATTCAAACACTTCATTATATAACTGTAGCAACGAAACCGCATCCCGTATTAGAAGATATAAAATTACATGTAAATAAAAATAAAGAACAACTAACAATATTGGGTTTACATGAGAACCGAAATATAGGTTGGGAAGGAAATGCAAATTTTGGTATAAAGTTGAGAGAAGTACAGAATTATTTAAACGATAAAAGAATTAGACCACAGGATATAATTCTTTTGACTGATGCATATGATATAATATATTGTGGTTCATTAAAGGAAATAATGAAACGTTACCTAGATATGGATAAACCAATAATTTTTGGTTGTGAAACCAAATGTCATCCAGATAAAGACAAATCATCATTATATTCAAAATTAGATGTAGAATTTCCATATTTAAATAGTGGCATGTATATAGGACAGGCATGGGCATTACGTTATTGTTTATCTGATTATAAATATAATGATGCAGATGATGATCAACGATTTTGGACTCATAAATTTTTAAATTATCCATCATTAATAGGATTGGATTATGAGAACACATTATTTTTGAACACAGAGGGTGTAAATTTGGAAGAGATTATATTAAAAAATGATGTAGCTAGTTATAAAAATAGTAACCCTCAATTTATACATATAAATGGACCAGATAAAACAAAAATTAATAATTTCAGGAATAGGTAATAATTTTATGTAGGTTTCGATGTACTAAGTAAAATGATATAAATATTTTGGCATGTTATAACGTATTAGAATGGATGATAATTATTTAACAAATATAGATAAACAAAGTAATTCTCGATATTATCACGGAGATTGTAAATGTGAAAAAGTAGAATCAATAACACGTATACGTATACAATGTGAAAAATGTATAAATAAAATAAAAAATACAGAATGTAAGTGTTGTGAATATTCAAGAAAATATACATATTGTGTAGTATGTGCGAAATATAGAGATGAAATAGATTTATTATATGAAGAGTTGGATACAACCATGATGTATATGAAACAGGATATTAAATCATTTGTAGATTGCGAAGAATATCTCAAAGAAGTTGAGTTAATTTCGCGTAAATTGCGAATTCTTAACTCAAAATTATTAGAAAATATGTAAATATATAAAAGTATGAAAGTAGATAAACATAAACTCATTAACTAGTATATAAAGACAATTATCTCTTATAATGTTTACAGAAAATTCACATAAAACTCATGAGACCACAGAAGTAATACCAGAACCAGATGTTATAAAAGAAATGAATGAGAATAATATAGATGATATGTTAGAGCGAGAAAGGCAATTTAATAAGCGAGATACATGGGTTAAGTTAGGTAAACCTGCAAAAATACAACGATTACATGCATATGCTGAAACATATGGTAAAGAGCACGCGCTACCAACGAAAGACATTAAACAATTGAAACTTTTTTTTATATCATGTCTTGATAAAAATAAGTTAGATAAGACAAAAGATGTAGTATATAATAAAGATGAAATGAAGATTATTTCAATTCCTGCGTTACACTATAATAAAACTACACATAATTATACATTAAAAATATTAGACAATAAACGTGTATCTACATTAAAATCATTAACGCCAAAGCGAACAAAAGTAACGTCTGATCTAAAAAGTGATAATGTCTAAAAAGGACAATACAAGTTTTTTAATGATATAGATATAATTGATGTTATATCTATAGATATATAATAGAAAGAGTATGGATAAATCAAATAATATATTAGATACAGACTCAGTTATTACTGATTCTACATATTATTCTAGTTATTCTTCAAGTAATTCTTCAACAGATTTATCTACTATATCTATCATAGAAAGTACAGATGATACTTATGATAGTGATAGTGATAGTGATAGTGATAGTGATAATGATTCATGTGATAGTGTAGAAGAATATATAGAAATAACAGAAGACGAATTATTTGAAATTACACAAACTATATATCAATTAATGGAAGAATATATTACTGTAAATATATTATCTTTATCATCTGGAAAATTCTATCAAAATATGATAAAATATGTAGTAGAATTAATATTTACTGATATATGCGAAATGTGTATGATAAAACACGATGATTATGATAATGATTTGTTTGAAGAACTAACCGAATTTGTAGAACAAGTTGCTGAAAATTTTTTAGATATATACTACTATCAGCATAATATACCACGAAGATCTTTATTACAAAACAATAATGCTATAGTTAAATACACACGTGTGCAGATTAATCAATTACATGATAAAATTAAATTATTACAAAATATAAACCTACCAGAACAACGTACAAAAGAATGGTATGAATTTAGATATCAACTAATAACTGCTAGTAATTTGTGGAAAGTATTTGGCACAGAATCACAGGTAAATAGTTTAATTTATGAAAAATGTAAACCATTAATACTAGAAAATACTAACCATGGAAATATATCAACAGATAGCCCTTTACATTGGGGTATAAAGTATGAACCAGTTACAATAATGTTATACGAACATAAATTTAATACAACTGTTGGAGAATTCGGCTGTATACCTCATCCAAAATATTCTTTTATTGGTGCATCGCCAGATGGTATTAACATTGATATTGATAGTAGTAGATATGGACGTATGGTGGAAATTAAAAATATAGTAAATCGTGAAATTACCGGTATACCCAAAGATGAATATTGGATACAAACACAAATACAAATGGAAACATGTGATTTAAATGAATGTGATTTTGTTGAAACTCGATTTAAAGAATATGATAATGCTAGTAAATTCTATCAGGATAATGATCATGAACATAAAGGAGTTATATTACATTTTATTGAACGACCACAAAATATAGAAATATCTTGTAAACCGCATTATATTTATATGCCAATTAATACTGATGTAAATGAAGTTGATCAATGGGTAAAGGAGCAACGAGATATTATGAATAATTCTAATTATGTATTATTTACCACGATTTATTGGTACTTAGATGAAATTTCATGTGTATTAATACAACGTAATAGAGATTGGTTTTCATCCGCTGTTCCATTAATTAAAAATACATGGGATATTATAGTAAAAGAACGCGAAGAAGGGTATGAACACCGTGCAAGTAAGAAAAAACAGAGAGAACGGGCATTGTCTCTATTGAGTGATGATGGCATTCAAACGAATGTATCGTTTAAAATAGATAACCCTATATGTTTAATTAAATTAGATGAAAACGGAAATGTTTTGTAAAATCTAATCTAACAACAAAATAAAAACAATATAGATATAAATATCTAATTTATATTATATAGGATTATGAGTGATATATCAACAGATGAAGAAATGTATGTAATTAAACGCAACGGCACACCCGAAATAGTTTCTTTTGATAAAATATTAACACGAATTAAAAAAATTGGACTAGAAGCTAATATTAAAATAAATTATACTACTCTAGGTATGAAGGTTATTGATCAATTATATTCTGGTATTTCTACTACCAAAATCGATGAATTGTCCGCTGAACAATGTGCATCCATGTCTAGTATTCATCCCGATTATAATACACTTGCTGGCCGGATTACGGTTTCTAATCATCATAAAAATACTAATGAATCTTTTTCCGTAGTAATGAATCAATTATATAATTATCGTGATAAACACGACAAACATAGCCCGTTACTGACCGGCGATTTTATTAATATTGTCAATAAAAATTCAACAGTATTAGATAATTTGTGTGACTATACTCGTGATTATTTAATCGAATATTTTGGATTTAAAACATTAGAACGAGCGTATTTGATGCAAGTTAATAAAGTTATTGTTGAACGTCCTCAACATATGTGGCTAAGAGTTGCTATTGGGATTCATGGGAATGATATCACACGCGTTCGCAAAACTTACGATTTAATGTCCAATAAATATTTTACACATGCTACCCCTACATTATTCAATGCAGGTACACCTCATCCACAATTATCCTCGTGTTATTTAATCGCCATGGAAAAAGATAGCATTGATGGCATTTATAATACACTTTACGATTGTGCGAGAATTTCAAAATGGGCTGGAGGTATCGGTCTACATATACATAATATTCGTGCATCTGGCAGTCATATTCGGGGAACTAATGGGGTTTCTAATGGTATTGTACCCATGTTAAAGGTCTTTAATAACACTGCTAAATATGTTGATCAAGGTGGAGGTAAACGCAATGGAAGCTTTGCCATCTATTTAGAACCATGGCATGCCGACATTGAACATTTTTTACAAATGCGGAAAAATCATGGCGATGAAGAAATGAAGGCGCGGGATCTTTTTTATGCATTATGGATGCCCGATTTATTCATGCAACGTATCAAAAGTGATGGAAACTGGACACTCATGTGTCCCGATGAATGTCCCGGATTGGCTGATGTACATAACGACGAATTTGTAACATTATATGAATCCTATGAAGCCTCTGGACGTGGACGAAAAACTATGAAAGCTAGAGATCTTTGGTTTCAAATAATGGATGCTCAAATGGAAACTGGTACACCATACCTTTGTTATAAAGATGCTGCTAATCGCAAATCAAATCAACAAAATCTAGGAACTATTAAATCGTCAAATCTATGTGTTGCTCCCGAAACATTAATACTTACAGATAAAGGCACTATACCTATTCACGAGTTAAAAGATAAAAAAGTTAATGTATGGAATGGGGAAGAATTCAGTGAAGTTACTGTACACCAAACTGGTGTTGATCAACCAGTAATTACCGTGGTTACTGACGATGGTGGAACATTACGATGTACTCCATATCATCGATTTTTTGTACACAGTGAGATTGGCAATTTTATTGATATGCGTGAAGCTAAAGATCTTAAAGCGGGAGATCAATTAATGACATGTAACTTTCCCATAATAAAGGATTGTCTTAATTCTTTTTCTACATTTTATAATTCTAAGGATATTAATAAAACAATTATTGAAGGGGATGTACATATATATGGACAGAATGCCGATGAAATGTATAAATATAAATGTATATTGCAAGGCTGTGGAATTAACCCTTGTCTAAAACGAAACCAGAGGAATAAAAGATCATACCTCTATATTTCACGTGAAAATATGCATATTCTTATAAAGTATGGGTTTTCACCCATTGAAATGGTTACTGATCCATCCATTTTTGGTGATGTACCTGATACTGTCAATGAAAAAATTGTACGAATATCTGCGATTGCTGACTTTGAACGGAGTGATGATACATACTGTTTTAATGAACCTCTTCGCAGTGCCGGGGTTTTTAACGGAATATTGACATCACAATGTAGTGAAATTATTGAATATTCTAATGAAGAGGAAACTGCTGTTTGTAATTTGGCTAGCATTGCATTACCGGCATACCTTAAAACAACCATTAATGAAGAAGATAATAAAGAAACTATATCATTTGATTATGATAAATTACACGAGGTAACCAAGGTTGTTACCTATAATTTGAACCGAATTATTGATGTTAATTTTTATCCTACTGAAAAAACTAAACGAAGCAATGTGAGACATCGGCCCATTGGAATCGGCGTACAAGGATTGGCTGATGTTTTTATGCGAATGGACCTACCATTTTCCTCTGATGAATCGAAACAAATTAACCGGAATATTTTTGAAACTATTTATCACGCTGCTCTAGAACAAAGTTGTGAAATAGCAGAAGAAAGATATGAATTATTGCAAAAATTAGCTGACTCCGATAACTTCAGTGAATCAATAACTATTGATGAAGATTTCGAGTTGAGGAGACATATGAATAAGGACGAAGAACCATTACTTCATACAAAATATCGTGGTGCATATTCTAGTTTTGCTGGGTCTCCTGCTTCGCGTGGAGAATTACAATTTGATTTATGGGGCGTTGAACCTAGTGACCGATATGATTGGACCTCTTTGAAATCCAGAATTCGCGCTCATGGTATACGCAATTCGTTGTTATTGGCACCCATGCCCACTGCATCTACGTCACAGATATTGGGATTTAATGAATGTATTGAGCCAATTACTAGTAATATTTATAATCGTCGCACTATTGCCGGAGAGTTCATTTTAGCCAATAAATATTTGATGTATGATTTGTTGAAATTGGATTTATGGAATGAGAAAATGAAGAACAATATCATTGCAAATAATGGTTCTATTCAACATTTAGAACAAATTCCTGTTGAAATTCGTGAAAAATACCGAACGGTCTGGGAAATACCTATGCGCCAATTGATTGATATGGCTGCTGATAGAGGGGCGTTTGTGTGCCAAAGCCAGAGTTTGAATTTGTGGTTGGAAGACCCCAATTATTCTAATTTAACGTCTATGCATTTTTATTCTTGGTCTAAAGGATTGAAAACGGGGATTTATTATTTAAGAAGAAGAGCAAGACATCAAGCTCAACAATTTACTATTGAACCTGAGAAAAAAGATTTAGGGGGAAAAATGGAGGTAGGAGTGGAAGATGAAATCTGTGAAATGTGTTCAGCTTAATTTCTTACTATATTATATAAATTATGAGTGATAACGATATGAGTGATAACGAAGATTTTGATGGTCCACCAATGTCGCCATTGTCGCAATCGCAACAAGAAGACAATGACAGTGACTTTGAAATTGCAGATCCAAATGAAGAGCCCGTCGCTCCAAGTACTGTCACTCGGGCGGATCTTCATAAAGTAAAAAAAGCAGAAGCACACACCAAGAATAGCAAGGAAAAAAGAGAAGGGGAAATTGCTCGTAGACGTGGTTTAGCAGATGGTGATGATGAAAATGATGCCGCTAGTAGCGTGAGCGGTGCTAGTACAGCTACTAATTTGTCTATTGATAGCGATGCTAGTAATTTGTCTCGTGACTCACAGACCAGTATAGCATCTATAGCTAGTTCTGTAGATGAGCTACCGCTACCAGATGCGGAACATATGTTAATTGAATTTGTTGACGGTGTTCGTACATTGCTTCCAGCCGGCATGGCTTATTTCAATCGGGTCGCGGAAAATGCTGGTGGATACGGACCTATCGCATCTATTGCGTTTATTTCATTATTATCAGCTAACTCTTATTTGTTGCCTACTATGGATTTAACTCATATAGCTTCACAAATTGGTTTAACTGCTCAAGCTGCTGAAGCAGCTGTTGCTGCTGCTGCTCCTGCTGCTCCTGCTACTCCTGGTATTTTTAGTAGTATTACTGGTGCTGCCACTAGTGCTGCTGCTTCGATAGGTCATGGCATTACGGCTGGTGTCACAGCGATTGCTGTAGCGATAGGGACAAATGAAATTATTGATAACCCACTTACAATAGATCATATAGCAAGTATGATTGAATCTGCCGGACGTAAAGCAATAGGAGCTGCCATAACAGTTGCACAATTTCAAAACAGAATCTCAACCAGTTTTAAAAAACTTAAAGCAAATTGGACTGTTCAAAATCTTAGTGTGGAAGGAATATCTATTAGGCAAGATGAAAATATCCGGGCGTTGGTAGAAAGAGCGGTTGAAGCACATGGTCAGGTTCTTGCTCCAGATAATGATGTGCCACGTCTGAATGTAACTGAACTGAGAACTATGTATACCGGTATAGTAAACGAAATAAATAATGTTGCTCCCACTGAACCTGCTAATCAATTAAATCCTGCTGATCAATTAATAGTAAATGCTGTAGAAAATGGTGCTGCTGCTGCTCCTGCTCCTCCTGCTGCTGGTGCCGATCGTAATACCGGTGGTGGAAAGAAAAATAGAAAATCCCAGAAAAAGCCCCGAAAAAAGGTAACCAGGTCTAAACGTGGAAAGAAAGCTGCACGAAAGACGAAAAAACAGTCTCGCAGAAAGTCTCGCGGAAAAAAACACGGAAAAAAACATTAAGACAATATATAACATAATTTTTATCATTTTTCATTGATATAAGCAATTCAAATGCTTTTATCAATCTTTTTTTACTATAATCAAAGCGTTGTCGTCATATCCATGACGCATTTTTAAATAGCAGCGTAAACAGGTAAGTACATCGATCATGGAGTTATGTAGACCATCAACTGTCGCTCCGTCAAACAATTTTCCATATAATTCGCAGAGTTTTGGCCATTTCTTAGACGGAGGTCGTCCAGGCATTTTGGATTCTACCAAAATATTACATAAATCTGTACCTTTCTTCATGGTACAATAGCGATCGATACCATGTACTTGCTCGTACATAGGATTAAATGTCATGAAGCAATAGGGTGCCTTTTCCATAATAGCTGGACGATTACGCTCCATTTCAACCATAATCATTTTTTCGTCATAATCCATGTTATGAGCAACAATACCTTCACAAAACATATAAGCCTCGTAAAACTGCTCTAATACTTCGACGATGGGTCTACCTTTGGTTTTGCATAATTCTTTTGTTGCACCGGTAAGTCCAGTAATAAATTCGGTAATCTCTACTTCGTCAGGTACATCGATATAGGAATCGTACTGACGAATGATTTTTTTTTGTGACAAATCATATATTGCGAAACTAAGTTGCAGAATATAAGGATATTCCGTAATAGGAGCAGCATTGGTAGTATTGCGACGTGTTTTCGGTAGAAGACCAGTAGCTTCTACATCGAATACCAGGTATCGCCTACGATAGGTAGGCGCTGGTACAGAGTATGAAAGATCAGTATTTCTTTGCATGATTTCTTGTGTTAAAATACGTAAATTCGTATAGAAAATATCAATTTTTTACATTATTCTAGTTTATTATCATATATGCTATCACATACTAAACGCACCTTATTATATAAGTCAGTAATTCTTTTAATGTGTGTTTGGTCAACATAATCTATTATTTTATAATTATCCCGGAATTCAAGTTGTAATATTGCATCTAATTTGAATCCAACTATTGTACGCAAATAGGTATCGTGTAAAAAAATATCTATATTTTGATATAAATATTCATTCCAATTCAATACATAATCTAACCAATCATTGTCACCGAGTGGTGGTGGGCTAGTCATATTCGCATATTTTTGTTGAGATGACTGGATTATACCAGTTACTGAATCTGTATTGTTATCTACACGATAATTATACATTTCCTCATGTATTCCTATATATACCCATTTTGATGATTTTCGTCTTAAATATTCAGCAAATAGTACGTCACAACATCGATCATTTACTACTTCTGGTATTAATTTTATTGAATCCATAAATTCTTTTAATAGTTGGATTTGCACACAATAACACCAATATTCATGTCGTTGAACATTATGTGGTTTTTTTGATACATTCTCATAAATTCCTGCTAAATTAGATTTTATTGGTTCAACTTTGTTGACTATATCTTCCATTGCATTTATAGTATTTATTATTGTTTCCACACGGTTTATGTTATATTTATCGTCATCATCACAAAACATTATCCATTTATGTTTTAACTCTAATTCTGGTAATAACAATAGATAATGTCGCATTTGCGGGGTTATTTCTTTTTGTACTTTAATATTTAGCATATTATTATTCATTTCTATCTCTTTATTCGTTTTTATCATACGTAAGCATTCTGTACTTATTGCATCATTATCAAATGATATTGATAAATATATAGGGATTTTTATACTTTGATTTACTAATGATGTTAATGTTTCTAATAAAAATGAAACGCGAGATATTTCTCTAATATGAGAAGCTATTGCAATACAAAATTGGGATGATGGAACTGCTATTGACATACTTCTCCTTTATTATACATATAGATTGTACTTATGTGAAATATACGAAATATACATACGTAGAAGTTGTGAATAGAAATGTATACATAATATATATTATACATAATCTATGTCAAATCCTGAAGAAAAACCAATATTGACGTCTCGGTCTGCACCTACATTATCTAGTTCTATAGATTCGAAAGGTGGTCCACCTTATGTTAATCATATAGTTGCCGTATCACTGCATATAATCCAGTAGATGATATAAGTGATATTGTAGAAAAAACCAATAAAGAAGAAGAAAAAGCATTGGAAGAGAGTAGGAAAATGGAAGCTGCTGCTGCTGAGAAGGCTGCTCATCATGCAGAGTTGAGAAGAAAAATCAAGACTTCTGATGGTATAAGAAGAGATAATCTGAATAAGAATAATAAGGATACTGCTATTGAGTATGCTAAGAAAATTGCTGATGCTAAGAAGGCTGATGCTAAGAAGGATGCTGCTGAAAAGGCAGAGATATTTGCTGCTGCTGACAATAAAGCTAAAAAGCTGGCTGCTAATGAAAAACTAAACCAAACGTTAGCTAAAAAGAAGGCTGACGCGAAAATGAAACAGAAGGTTGAGGCTGAAGAGCTAGCTATAAAGCAAGCAGAGGCTGAAGAGACAGCTAGAAAGCAGGCTGATGCTGAAGAGCTAGCTATATTGAATGCTCGGGCTAAAGAGATTCAGGATCAGAAAAAAATAATAGCTAGAAGGGAGGCTGAGGCTAAAGAGGAAGCTGATCGTATTGCTGCTTTGGAGCAACAAGTCAAAAATGAGAACGCAATTGAGGAATTAAACGAGGAGGTTGCAAAATTCACGGATAGTGTCGTGCCTCTTCCAGCACCAGCACCAGCACCAGCACCAGCACCAGCACCAGCACCAGCACCAGTAGAACCACTTCTTCCACCAACACCACCAGTTACTAATAAAAAATTAGATAATATAACTGCTGCAGTAATTAAAACTATATCTAACAATCATAAAAAGGAAGAGGAAGAGCGAGTAACTGCTGAGAAGGCAGAGGCAGAGCGAGTTGCTGATGAGAAGGCAGAGGCAAAGCGAGTTGCTGCTGAGGAGGCAAAGCGAGTTACTGCTGATGTTGTAGCTAAGGCTACTACAGATGCTTTTAACGAAATTCAGGATATAAATCAGCGTAAGATTAACGACAGTATATCTACAGTAGTTGCTGCTATTGCCAAAGAACAACAGGAGGAGGCTAAGCATTTGGCCGAGGAAGAGCAAGTTGCTAAAGAAGCAGAGAAGGCAAAAGCAGCAGAGCAAGTTACCAAAGATGTAACAGCCGCAGCTGTTGCAGCTATTGCCAAAAAACAACAGGAGGATGCTGATCGTGTGGCCTATGAAGAACGATTTACCAAAGCAGAAGCAGATGAGATGGCAAAGAAAGAGCAATTGGTTAGAGACGCAGCAGCTATTGCCAAAAAAAAACAGGAGGAGGCTGATCGTGCTGCTGCTGAGGAGGCTGCTGCCACTGAGGATACTAGCAAACGAGTAATTTCTGCTATTGCCAGCCAACCGAATACGGATGATGATGGCGATGATGGCGATGATGGCGATGATGATGATGGTGGTGATGATGGTGGTGATGATGATGATGATGGTGGTGGTGATGATGATGATGATGATGATGATGGTGGTGATGATGATGATGATGATGATGATGGTGGTGGTGATGATGATGATGATGATGATGATGATGATGATGATGATAATGATGATGATGATGATGATGATAACAGTGGTGCTAATAATGAGGATGATGTAATTACTCAAATAATAAAAACTATAGTTGATGATAAGGATAAAAGTGAGGAAAAAAGTGGTACAGAAAGTGATGAAGAAGATGATGCGGAAAGTGATGCAAATATTGATGCAGAAAGTGAGAAAGGAAGTGAGAAACAAGGTGATGTAGGAAGTAAGAAAATATTAACTAGACAAACTACGAAAGCAAATAAAAATAATTCAAAAACGTCTAGACAAACTACGAAAGCAAATAAAAATAATTCAAAAACGTCTAGAAAATCAACTGGACAACCAACTGGACAACCAACTGGACAACCATCTAGTGATAGTGATAATGATAGTGACAGTGATAGTGGCAAAAATATAATAGGAATATCCACACAAACTAGTGGCAATAAAAAAATACAAACCATCTATTATTTTACTGATCAGGGAGAAATAGTAAGTGAAGAAAAACCACTACAATAATACGATATTGATAATGGGAAATCGATAATAATACTATAATATGTATTATTATAATCAAAATACAAAATATTTAGTAAAATAATAAGTTCTATGCATATAATATATTATTATGGCTGAACAACTTTTAAAGAATACATGTTTTCACGAAATAAATGTTGCCGGTATTCCTGATAATACTAATATAACCAGAATTGTAAGTGTAAATGGCAACGAAGCTACAATGCATACTAGACTAGCCAATGCCGATGCCGATGCTTTTGAGCCCAAAATAATAAATGGAGCACGTTTGTTTTTAATAACATCTTACAGTGAAGATAAGGCAGTTATTGATGCTGCTACTGATATTAAGGCTAAGACAGATGAGCGTCAGGATATTAAGTTAGAGCAGACTAGTGCTGCTGGTGGTTATGATATTAAGGCTTCTAGGGATGCTGCTCAGGATGCGTATGTGGCTAAGAAACAACAAGTGGATGAAGCAGCACGTGCAGTTGGCATGACTGAGGTAGACTTAGATGAAGCAAACAAATTTTTAGGTACCGATGAATTATTGAAACTTTTAACAGTGGATAACAAAACTAATGAAGAAATAAAAGAGTTAGTTGCTGCTGAGAAGGCTGCTGCTGAAGCTTCTGGTATGGCTGGTGGTAAACGAACAAGACGTAGAAAAAACCATGGTTCAAAAGAAGG